AGGCATAGGCAGATACGTTCTACGGTCTACAGCGTCAGGAATGTCAACCTGAATATTGTTGTCCACATTACTTGCGCCGTTGTCAATAATCAGTAGGTGACCGACCGGATAGTCAATGCTGGAGATCATTCGTTGCAACAGGTCATATCGGTTCAATACCGGAACAATCAGGTTCTCAAGCATGGGGACCCTCAAACTTATGGCCCTCTAGGTTTAGGTTGATAAACGGATTCAGCGAATAAACCATTGTTCCGTACTCTTGCTCAAGGTAGGTCTTCATCAGTTGGTGGTGTTTATTGTACAAAGACCATAATTTGTGTCCGTCAGGGTAACCGGCAACCCTATGTTCCCCGTCAATCGTTCCACAATCAGCACCAACCAAAACAATAGAACCAGCACCCATAAACGACGCAAGGTGCATTGCCCCATGTAAAGACGAGGAACCATACGCAATCGTTGTGGGACGATGTATGGTCAATGGGTTCCACGCTGACCCTGGTGGATCATACGATAATTGGTCAACCAGAACCACATTGTCCGGTACCAAACCAGCCCAAGCCGCCTGGGTGACCGTATCGCGAGCCAATGTGACCACGATACCTGATACCTCTGACAACTGTTTTGCGTTCTGGTGATAATGGGAGAACGCCACTTCTGGTTCGATACCGATTGTGGACCCAGCAAAATTTGTGGCAATAACAATCTTGTCTGCAAAAAAGTTCTTATCAAGGAAATTTAGTGACGGACCAGACCCTAACACCCAGACAGTTTGATGCCGAAACTCGTCACGAAGGTCGTCGAGGTTCACGAGAAAACCTTACGGAACAAAGGCAACCAACTCTCGCCCCAAACCTTCTCAACCTGAAACTGTTTAGCAAAGTCAATGCTGACCTGATCCACACCTCGGTCTGCCTGATACGCGAGTTCAAGTGACGCAACCAAAGACGGGATAAGTGGTATCTGAAAAAAAGCCTTATGCGCGTTATCCCAAAACGGTTGCCCGTCAACCAACCAACTGTTCTCGCTTACCAGGTCCTGGGTCGCCGCCCAATTAGACGCAATAACCCTGGTTCCGCAAGCCTGCGCCTCAATAACCGGAACCCCAAAACCTTCACCATATGTTGCAGAAAGTAGAACATCAGACGCTGTGTAAATAGCCGCCAAAGCCTTCTCAGAATAACCGACCGTCAACTCGTAAGGGTCCGCAACAATGACCGAGGTTTCGTCAAGACCAACCGCCTGCAACAAAACCTTGAGATCGAAACCACCAAGCAACGGGGCGTCGAACGTGTGAAGGTACAAGAACGAATCAGGATATTTTTTGTGGAACATGGAGAACGCCAACAGTTGTTCAGCAAACGCTTTCCTATGGATCAACCCGTTCGCCTTATTCGCGGCAACCATCGACACGAGAAACGCGTCGTCAGGAACACCCATGTATTTTCGTGCCGGCATACCGAACATGTTTTTGGTGGGTTTCATAACGGTCATGTCGATTACGTGCGGAATGTAAGTTGACTCCATACCGATTTGTTCTAACTGTCGTTGCCCATGAGGTGACATGGTTATTGGTGTCACGTTTGGTCGCTCTAGGAACCTTCGAACCTCCGGCGGAAGGGTAATGTGGTCTAGCGGAACCCATATCAACAAAGGGTCGTCCCACTTGAGATTGTTATACAACCAGGCGTCGAACAATATTAGCCCAACATGTTTCAGGGTTGGGTGTTTCTGTTTGAAGTCGTGTGCCCAGACCGGTGCAATGTCAGCGCTACCAACAGTCCAGCCTTTGGGGTAATGATCAACGGTGCCATGTTTGGTGGTTATTTTGTCGCGGGAACCTTCCAAACCATAGTTGCTGAGAACAGCGGTTTTGATCTGGTGTCTGGTTAGCATTTCGACTAGGTGTTTTGCTTGCATACCGTAGCCGGTTGGGGTTCCTGGTGTGTTGGTCATTAGGGAGATTGCTCCCCTAATTTTTTCGTAGGTTGTCATGGACAAAATACTACTACTTTGTTGGTGGGTGGTGAGACTTTTGTCCGTAAAAAATTAGTGAATCGTGTTGACATATGTCTTACCTAATGATAGGTTTTTTACACCAACCAAGACAGGAGAACCAACATGAACACCACAACAACTCACACCATAAACCCTAACAACCGTTGCTGGGCAGAAACGACTGACGGTAACCGCGACGACCCAACCTACTTTTATTGTGACCTACCTGCAAACCATGCAGGTGATCACAACTATCGGTACGACGGAAAATAACGAAAGGAAACCAACATGGATACACCAAAACAAGAAATGCAAAACATCAAACTATGGTTACTCAATGACGAAGCACACTATCTGGCAATGATCGGTTACGCCACCATCAGAACCCAACCAACCTACAAAGGGTTTATTCTCTCAATGGGTTACTACGAAAAATGCACACCAGACGGAGTACCCTATATTCTCCAAACCTATGACTACCAAGAACTCGACACATTCGTCAAGGAACACAGAGCAGGCAACCTGTAAAACAAACAAAGGAAAACCCCCCTGGTAACCTACAAACCAGGGGGGCAACCTTTTGGAACTAGACTATGCCAATTCCAGGTACTTCACGTGCGACGCGTGGGTCAACTTACCGTCCATGCGGTAGGTGAACCGGAACGCGGTCACATCGTTGGCGAAGTAAGCGTCTGTAGAAGTCGCCACCTCAAGTCCGGTCGTCACAATCTTGTACGAAGGCAGGTGACCGAAGACCACAGCCTTGTTACCAGTTGCGATACCAGCCATTGCCGGGTTCTCAAAGGTCGGATAACCAAGCAGACGGTCCTCACCAGAAACAATCGGGTCGTAAATGTAACGACCATCATTGTCCTTCAGACGGCGAATGAAGCCAGTCGTTGCAGTGTTGGCCATAAAGCCGACACCGGGCAGACGACGAGCCGCACCGTCAAGCGAGTAAGCCAACTCAATGAGTTCGTCGGCGCTAATCGCGTTGGTGGTACCAGCGGTAACACCAGAACCGGCGGCAGTAACGACACCCTCGGTCTCGGAGGTACCAGTACCAACCGTTGCCAGGTCGTTGATGCGGAAACCGATAGCGTTACCAGCCTGTTCGGCAATAACAGACTGAATGTCGAACCCAGCGTCGTCAAGCAGTTCGTTCGCAATTTTGACGATGAACCCTTGCTTCTTGGGCTGGAGCAGAACAGAACTGAAGGTCGGTTCGCTGTCAGCGATAGCGGAACCTGCGTCAACCTGGCTGGCGGTGCTGTACGCGGTGTAAGTGGGGATACGGAAGTCGTTTCCACTTGACCGGGTGATCACCTCAGCGACATCGAGCATGGGACCTACGAGGCGAGCAATGCCATATACCTGGTCAAGGAAGTCAACGGGAACCGTGTTGACAGAGTTGACGAGGGTTGCACGCTTCTCAAAGGTGTGCGAACGCATTTCTCCATGAGCGAGAGCGCGGAAAATATCGCCCTCGTTACGGGTTTCTGCGTTAGGAACAAAGTTGCGGGACGCTTCTGCGGCTTCCTGCTTCCGTTCCTCGTTACGACCAGCAACGGCAATGGCCTCGTCTGCGCGACGAATGTCAGCCTCAATGCGGTCGATCTTTTCGAGTTCAGCAGAGTCGAGTCCACGACCCTCACCTTCGGCACCTTCGATTACGTCACGAATTTGCTCGGTGAGGTTGGCTCGTACTTCCTGCTGAGTCTTAATGAACTCAGACATTATTACTCCTTAGTGAGTTGTGTACGGGGTCTCGTGGCGGTTCCGCTCAACGACTATGGACGACAGAGGTTGACTCACAATTTCGTCTTCATCAGTGTACCTGATTATTATGCTATCGTGGGTTTAGGTACTCCCCTGTGTGCCTTCTGAGGTCCCCGGCAGTTTTTTGGTTTCCTGCCGGGGACTTTTCTTTGCCCACAAATGATTGACATATGTATGACCATTCATTATAGTTTGATTATGGAAACCAAAACCAAAACGAAAGGACAGGGGACCATGATCACCACAGAACAACTAGACAACATCTGGTTCGAAACCATTACAGTATGGATCAAGGAATACGACGAGGACGGTGAACTGCTTTTCACCTTCAACAAAGCATTC